TTTGACTTTGTGCAGTAAACCGACATTCTTGTAAATCGCCATAAAAGTTTTTAGCTTGTGAACCTTTAGGGTCATAGACAGGCATATAAGAACAGCTTGTCATAGCCATAAACATTAAGATCATAACTCCCCAGAAAAAAAGTTTATACCAATTAAAAGGTTTTTCATATTTTCTATATGCTCTAACTGGTTTTCTAGTTCTAGCGTCATAACCAATTACTGGGTCTTGCGTATAGATTTTAAACTTTGTCATTTTCAAAACTCAGTTTAGGTTTATATGTAACAACAAACTTTGAGAGTCTTGGTTGCTTTTTATAAACTTTTTTAATTTCTCTTTTCTTCATTCTGCCTGTTATACCTTTTCCACGCTTACCAATATTTTGCGTATAATAATATTCTGGGCTTTCAACATTTTTACCAAATGGATAATCACTAATCATATTTTTTCTCCTATATTTTTTAATAGATGGCTTATAACATCAATAGTCCAACCATCTCCCAATAAATCTTGTGCTTGGTTATATGAAACCATATTAGTATAACCAGCTGGAACACATTGGGCTTGTTCCAATTCTTTTCTTGTTAAGAAACGACAAAAACCATCAAACTCTATCAAACCAGAATTAGGGCTACGATCTTGTTTTCTTGTTAAACAATTAACTTTTTTAGAATGAGTGACATTGTTACAAGTACCTAAACCCACAAACCCTTTACCTTCATTCCACATTTTAATTCTTGATGGTGTTTTATTAACTTTAAATTGTTTACAATATTCAAAATTTGTATCTTTATAATCTTGGAAGTTAATATTGCGATCTTCTGGAACTTTTACATTGGGGATATTAGTCCAATAAATTCTAGGGCGTTTTTGATAACTAACTAATTCAGAATTAATATGTAAACCCTCAACACCTAAATATTCATTGAGTTGTTTTTCTGATTTTTTTTTCATTCTTACATTTTCTAATAAAAAATATTTTGGTTTTACTTTTTTAAGAATACGCAAATATTCATAAAATAAAGATGATCTTGTTCCAGTTAAACCAAGTTGTTTTGTATTAGCGATTGAAAAGTCTTGGCAAGGAGAACCACCAATGAGTAAATCTATTTTTGGTAGTTCTTTAAGATTAATATTTTTAACATCTCCTAATTGAATTGTACTCGGAAAATGATGTTGCGTAACTTTGATTGCTAAAGGTTTTATTTCACTAGCAAAATAATTATCATATTTAATATTAGCTTTTTGTAATGCTAATTGACCACAACTCATACCATCAAATAAACTAAGTACGTTCATTTTTTTCTCCTATAACCAATGCGGTACTAAAAATAGTATCGCATTAGTAACTAATATTAAAACAAATAACCAACTAGGTATATAATTCATATTTTTCTCCTTATTTGTATGGGTATCCAATAGATTTAGCTGTTTCAATTAATTTTTTTTCTTTTTCATTATCAAAAGCAATTTTCTGAACTTTTTCTTTTGCTAATTTATATGAAACTAAATGTGAATTAATATTAAGATTTGATTCAAAATGAATAATATTCCAAAATATCCATATTTTTTCAATTCTGTATTTTTTATTGTTTATTTCTACTAAATAATTTTGTTTTTCAATTTTAGTTATTTTCATTTTTTTCTCCATAATTAATATAAGTATTATTAAACATTTATTTTACATAATCAATACATTTATTAACATTTTGTGTTTTTTTTTTAATTATGTATAAATCCCTGTAAGGGGCTGGTTTTCATTTTTTTCTCCTAAATTAAAACGTCCCAGCCCTTTTTTTTATGCTATATCTAGTGTGTGAAAGAATCTGATATACAAGAAGAAATCTGCGATTATTTAGATAATAAGAAAAAAACCCATTTATTTCGCTATTTTCACGTTCCTAATGGCGGAAAACATAAGGTTTGGTATCTTCATAAGCTGGTTCGTATGGGAATGAAATCTGGTGTTCCAGACTTAGTATTGGAATTTCCAGATGGTAAGATGGTTTATTTGGAGATAAAAACCGATAAAGGTAGATTATCAGAAAAGCAGATTATATGGCAAAAAGTGTCTAAGGTGCTAAATACCCCACATTATGTCATAAAAGGCTCTGTAGAGGCAAATATGAGCGTTTTAGAGGGTATTTTTGATCTGTTCCCAGATAGTAAAATTAAGGTGTAATTTTGTGTATAGATTTGACTACGCCTAAAGGGATAATATTCCTATCTCCGTAAAAACCATCTTGGGAATAGCTGGCGAAGGTGTAGAGGTATTTTTTATCTTTTTTCAGTATAAAAGCGATTGTTTTAATCGTTGCGGTGCGTAATCGTAATGCTTCATCTAAACTTTGAATGCTGGAATCTCCGACTATATCTTCCCAGATAATTTCATGGAGAAAATAATCAGTTTCACTAATTCTGATTTTTATATCTTTTTTTGATTTTCTTTCTGGCATTGGCTTTGAGTGGCTTACGTTTTTTTGTGCCAATCAATTCTCTGATTGCTGTTGATGTTGTGAAACCACTCATAAACCTATTTCTTTTTACTTTTCTTTTTTTTCTTTTTCTTTTTCATAGGTGGTCTACCTACTTTTGAATAAGTTCCTATTCCTTTTGGCATAGCTAACTCCTAATGTAATATGTAATTGTGAATACCAACTGCAATAACTGCAACGATAATAACTTGAACCCACCACTTTAATGAAAGAAATGAATCCCACCATTTTTCTATTTTCTGTTTCATTTTGTCAAACCTTTCGCTTTTTCAAAACTGCGGAGTCCACCTAGACCCAGCATACCCAGAACCAGTGGCATTAACTGCCCTAGATCAAGAGCGACCCAATCTACTTGAACTTGGAACATTTGTAAAATCATATCTAATATTGGCTGGAAAAGGTACACATAGCCAATACTCAAACCAGATACCCAACCTAAGAATGGACGCCAACCAGAAACAAATACAGATCTATGTGAAGCCTCTGCCTTATTTATGTCTAATTGTTTTTCTTGAAGTTTAGCGTCTATCTCCTTCATTTGAAGTTTTAGCTTTTCTTTTTCTTCTCCAGAAAAATGCATATCGTCTATAACATTCCCTACAGTTTTTATTGTATCACCACCAAATAATTTACCTAACATGATCATCTCCAAATAGTTGTTTACTTATTCTTTCCATTTTTTCTTTTAAGTCCTCTTCTTTATATTTTTTACGCATATCCAGAATATATTGTTTTTCTTCTGGTGTCGTTATTCTTTTTCTGTGTTTTCTAAGATCAACTTTCTCATCTTCTTCATGAGTGCTGTTGCTCTGTTTGGTGTCTGATTGTACCATCTGCTATCCTTCATTTGGGCAATCGCCTCTTTCCAGTTTTCATCAGCCAATGCCTGTTTGAATTTAACAAATTTTTCTAACTTAGGCAAACCAATCTGGAATGCCATCTCAAGGCATACCTCTTGAACAATAGCTGGCATATCTCCGCAAGGTTTTAAAAATGTTTGCATATCTCTTTTAGCTATCATGTAATCTACTAAAAATAGTTTAAGTCCTATTTCATAGGTAATACCATCTCTAAATTCGTGTTTTTCACGTTCTTTAACTAAATGACCAGCTCCTATAGTCCAATGTCCTAAATGGTCTTTGTAAGGTTTTAGTATTATTCCACCCTCGTGATCTATTATTTCTTGGTGCAATCTAGCGTCATCAATCATCTGTTCCTCCTATTTTATGTAGTTCTTCTAATTCTAAATCCATTAATGTTTTAAGTTTTTCTAAATAGACTATTGCGTCCCATAATTCTTCTTGTGCGTCATCAATCCACGCAACAAAAGATTTTTTACTATGTAACATTGTAGAGCCATATTTTTTAATACCATCATCAGCCCTCTTGCTCATTCGTTGCATTATTTTTTTTATCATTTTGTCTTTCGTCATATTTCTCCTCTAGTTCTAACATTGAAATAAAATTATGTGATTGGATATGTCCATCTGAAATCATGAGTTGTGTTATACCATAAGACCACCCATTTGCGTTATTTTTTGCATATTCTTCTAAATGTCCGTAGTTCATACAAGTACCAACATTCACAATTTTAACATAATTACCTCTGCCTAGTTTACTTGCTCTCCAGCTTCGTTCTCTATGTGAATGACCAAATACAATATCGTGAGTTGCACTATTTGAAATTATACTTGCTTCAGCAGTTTTACCACCAATCTCTCTACCCATTTCATTCATAGGAACATGAACAAAGGCCACCCCCTTACAGAAATAGAAATCTCCATATTCAGAAATACCCCAACCTCTTTTTCTCCATAGAGTTTCATATTGCTGGGAGAAAGCTCCGACTACTTCTTTGTGTTCGTTTTCATATCGGTATAACCGCATTTCGTGATTACCTAAACAGTAATGCTTAATAGGGTTAATATCACCCATGCCTTCATGTAAAAGTTTTAAACATTCGTCTGTAGTATTTATATCTTCTAAGATAGGCGGTTTCTTAGCACCTTTAACTGTATGGTTTTTATCATAGAATGAACAACTATCAAAAGAACAGAAGTCACCAATACAAATTAAATAGTCTGGATTATAATCTCTTATGGCTTTGCCTATCCATAAAAATCTAGAATGATCTTCTTCTGGGGAACAGTGAGCGTCTGGAATAACGAATACTTTTGTTGGCGTTGAAAATGTTGTGCGTTGTGCTGGTATTCTTACAATAGGTTTTTTATATTCTTCTATTACAACTTGCGGTTTTACTTCTTTGTATCTATGCCACTCAATAGTCCAATGTGAACTTTCTAGTGCTAGCTTTTCTATCTTATCTATTTTACGTTGAAGTGTAGTGCGTGGAATATCTAAAATATCTTCTACGATTTTTTTAGCACCAGATGGTTGATTTAAACCACCTTTGCTAAGTGGCGGATAACCTTTATCTAACGCTTCGTGAAGTTTTTCTTGGATAAGTTT